CGATTACTCCGTTAGTAAAAGAAGATCGTGAAGTTAAGCTGCTTAAGGTAGCTGAGCTGACTAAAGAAATGTTGGAAGTACTAGGTCTTGATCTCACAGACGACTCGTTAGAAGAAACACCCATGCGAGTTGCTAAGATGTATGTTGACGAGATCTTTTCTGGCCTTCGTTATGATACATTCCCAAAGTGTACAACAGTTGAGAATAAGTTCTGTCACGGAGACGAATTTGTTCTAGAGAAGAACATTACTCTGTTCTCTGACTGCGAACACCACCTAAGACCAATCATCGGTAAAGCACACATTGCTTACATTCCTGGTGAGAAGGTACTTGGTCTGTCTAAGCTGAATCGAATCACTCAATACTTTGCACAGCGTCCTCAAGTACAAGAGCGTCTTACTCAGCAGATCGCTCATGCTCTTGCGCACATTACAGAGTCTGAAGATGTAATGGTTGTGATAGATGCAGGTCACACTTGTGTATCTCAGCGAGGTATCAAGGATACAAACAGTACTACTGTGACTGCATGCTGCATGGGTAAGTTTAGTGAGAAGAACAGTGAACTTCGTAAAGAGGTAATGAATAACATTAACCGTGGATAGTTATGACTGATGTCCGTGACTTGCTCGGTCTTGAAACAGTTGGTAATATATTTCGAGACCGACATCTAAATCAAAAACTACTTGTTAATGTTCCTGATGGGATATACGACCACGTGTCCGAGCAAGGCCTCGGATGGCGTATGGTGTTTATTAACAAGTTCATGACCCATATTATTTCTAGCAATTGGATAACGAAAGGTGGACCTTCCAACCTACCTGATGTAATATCTTCAATTCCGTTTGGATCATATCCAGATTATACTGAGGTGAAAGATGCAAATTAAGCGTACTGAATACCATCAAATGCTTTCTCATTTCATTTATGATATTCCAGAGGAAGACATTATTAATGAGTTTGGAGCCCTTGACACTTTCCTCGCAGAGATGTATGATGTAACTGATGCTTTCTACGAGTTCGTACACAACTACGACTACGATCGAATTGATGATGTGTGGACCGATCGCAAAGGTGGTTATGATGTTGATTGGGATTTGAATGAGGAAAAATAGATAATGAGTGAACGTACAAAGTTCATATGGGTGACATTTCAGAAAGAAGGTATACATCGATATCCAGACGCACCTAAGGGTGTAGAGTTCCTTAGACATCCTCATCGTCATATGTTTCACTTCAAGGTAGAACTTCAAGTGTTTCATGACGATAGGGATGTTGAGTTTATCTTACTAAAGAGAGAGTTGGAGAACCTGTATACAGAAGGTACTCTGCAGCTCGATTACCGATCATGTGAGATGATGGCTGATGACCTGGCTGATTACATAATGGTTAATTATCCTGGACGTAAGCTAGTGATTACTGTCAGTGAAGATGGCGAGAATGGAGCCACATGTTATTATGATTGACCTGACCAGTTCTGGCAGATATACGGTAGAATACGGAATAGCCTACTGGAGGAGCCAGATGAGGTTGTTATGAAGAAGACAGAAGAATACTTTGAGAGGCTTCAGCAGCGTCAAAGTGATTACTCTTCGCAGTGTTCTCCTCAGGTGTCAAATACTGAAGATTCCAAGGTACATGAAGACCACAGACATTAGGATTATTCAATGGAACTATATGATCTACAACCATGCCCTCAGGGCAGTCTCTGTAGACTTCTGCGATTTCGAGTTTGAACGATGATGCTATCTGTTGTTGATCACGCGCTCTCTTGTATCTCGCATTCTGCTCAGCCTTCGTGCCATTGGCAAGAGACTTCTGTAGACTGTTTCTACGAGACTCCTTTACTGCTTGAGAGCCATTGTAGTAATGACCGTACCTTTCTTTTTGGAGATGTTGATTATCCTTCGACCATTGAACATACAGGTCCTTATGCTTCTGATAGTTTCGCTTCCAGTAACCAGGATCACTCAACTTTTTCTTGGCTCTCCACTGACGACCATATTCAAGACGGACCTCTCTCTGTTCAGGAGTTTCAACTTTCACTGTTGTAATCTTCCAACTGTTAACGTATGATAGTATTTATATTTTGTCACATTGCGGGGAATAAATGATCGACTTCCTACATATAGCACCAACGGCTCATTTAGATTTAGTAAAGAATAGAAAACAACACCTACTACTGGCTCACCTAGTGGAGAGTGATCCAACATACACAAAGTTTTATGCTGACCTCAAGCAAGAGAGAAATGTAACATACATCTTAGACAACAGTGCGTTTGAGATGTACAAGCAGGGTCGTCCAATGTATCCATCAGAAAAGCTAATCGAGATGGGTAACAAAGTCAACGCTGACTATATCGTTATGACTGACTATCCTGGTGAGCATAGCGAGCTTACTGTCAACAAAGCATTCGACATGGCACCCGAGTTAAGAGCAGCTGGGTTCAAGACATTCTTCGTACCACAATCTGAGATTGGTGACTTCGATGACTACGTCAACTGTTGCATGTTTGCAAGTCGTAGTCATCACGTTGACTATATTGGCATCTCTATCCTCGGTGTCCCAAATGCATACGGTGTCGAGAAGAACAATAATCTGCAAAGGTTCTTGAGTCGCTGGCACATGATGGCAAAGTTATATGATAGAGGATTCTTCTCTCAATGCACAGTTAATAGTAAAAAGATTCACTTGCTTGGTATGGTAGATGGTCCTAATGAGATAAGTCTGTTAAAGGACTATCATATTAACACGTGGGACTCTTCTGCTGCCATCTGGGCAGGACTAAACAACATCAGTTTCGACAACTCTCCAACAGGATTGATTGGTGGAAAGTTTGAGAAAGAAGTTGACTTCGACCACGTTTGCAATGATAATTCGTTGATTGAACTTGCGCGTGATAATATGCGTTATATTGATGATCTATGTGAGAAGCTATGAGCGAGAAGTTTAGGTTTGATGAGGATAAGATCCTCGGGGAAGCACTAACGTATCTTGAGTCTACCTACGCTGGCCACTATGTTGGTGAGTTGGCTGGTAGAGAGCAGAACAATATCCAGACTATTGACGTGTGGCAGACTCTTGGGTCTGTCGATACTACGTGTCGTGATACTGCTATCAAGTATCTGATGCGTTATGGTAAAAAGGATGGATACAATAGAAAGGATCTGCTAAAGGCAATCCACTATATTGTTTTGTTATGGTATTTTACACAGCAAGAGGCAAGTGATGCTACACCTAGCGAGTGCACATTCACAATCGACGCTAAGTCAGTTTGATTCTGATCAAGTGCAACCCAACGCTATCGACCTCCGTGTCGATAAGATATTTCAATCGTTTAGTCAAGTATTTATTATTAGCGAAGACGAAAAGCAGCACCGTAAGTCTGCGCCGGTAGAGATCGACGATAATGGATGGTGGCGCCTAGAACCAGGTAGCTATGAGATCATCATGGAAGGTACTGTATCGATTGGTGATGACGAGGCTGGGTGGGTAATCACTCGTTCAAGTCTAAACCGTAACGGATGCTTTATTACATCTGGTTTATATGATTCCGGTTACGAAGGTGTGATGGCTGGAGTCCTTCATGTCAACAATGGTCCTATGATGCTCAAGCCAGGCACACGTGTAGGACAGTTCTTATTATTTAAAGCTGAAGCACTGAACCAGTACGATGGTGATTATGGTCTCGGTAAACAGCACGACCAAAAGTATGGAGTTTAATTATGGAAGTTGAAGTAAGTGTTGAGGAGTTACGACAGCGTAAGCTGATGGTATGTACTCCAATGTATGGTGGTATGTGTGCTGGCACGTATACTAAGTCGTCGACGGATCTTGCAACCGTTGCTGCTAAGTATGGTATCGAAGTTCAGTTCTTCTATCTGTTTAACGAGTCGCTGATCACGCGAGCACGTAACTACTGTGCCGATACGTTTATGCGATCTGATTGCACCCACATGATCTTCCTCGATAGTGATATCGGATTTGAGTACAATGATGTGATTGCAATGCTAGCTTTGATGAGCGAGGATAGTGAGTATGACATTATGTGTGCTCCTTATCCTAAGAAGACGATTGCTTGGGAGAAGATTAAGGATGCTGTTGACCGAGGGTTTGCTGACGAGAATCCAAACGAGCTGGACAACTTCGTAGGTGACTTCGTATTCAATCCAGCCGATGGTAAAGGATCATTTAAGATCAGCGAGCCTGTCGAGGTACTAGAAGGCGGTACTGGCTTTATGATGATTCGTCGGTCTGCGTTCGAGAAGTTCGACACAGCATATCCCGATCAGAAGTACTTACCTGATCATGCACGTACTAAGGACTTTGATGGGTCACGTGAGATCACAGCTTACTTTGATACTGTTATCGACGAAGACACTAAGCGTTACTTGTCAGAGGACTATATGTTCTGCCAGTGGGCACGTAAGGCTGACATTAAAGTATGGTTGTGTCCTTGGATGCGAACTACTCACATGGGCTCCTATTTCTTCGGAGGCTCACTGGGACACCTTGCTCAAATTGGAGCATCTGCTACCGTTGATGCGGCACAACTAAAGAAGATCCAGCGATGAAGATAACACAACGTACAGGACAAGTTCTCAAGAACTTTTCTAC